TTTATGTACTACCAATTTGTGATTATTAATTTTTTATCACCTATTGAGATCGTTTAGCGAAGGAGGTTGCCCTAAGCTAACGATGGATTTTCCTCGTCGTGTTATCGGTGAGAGATTGACGGATAAGCAGAAGTGTTACTTTGAGAAGCATTTTGTTGGAATAGAGTTCACGGAAGATAAGTGTCCACGTGGACACGTGTGTTTACATTACACCCGGAACTTTCTCGAACACGAATTGTATGAGCAGGCGTCAAGACTAGGTGTTAGATCTGTAATAGATATAGGGGGAACTCCAACTAGGTCGAAGAAGGTAGCGGATCATTTTGGAGTGGAGTACCATTCCTGTAATCCCGTATTGGATGGCACAGATGCTATCCGACTTCGTTTGGCAGAGTTGCAGTTTCCCGATTTGATGAATGAGGTGGTGTGTAAGTGTAAAGCTGAAACATGCCAGTGTGTTGGTTACGATGCGTTCGTTGCCGTTCATTCATTGTATTATCTGACACCAGACGCCATAGCAAGTATGCTCGCCCGATCGCGTTTGAAGATAGGTTTTGCGGTGATGAGCGTGTTTAAGACACCGAGTGGTAATATGCCAGAAGGGACAAAGGAAGCGTGGTTTGAAATGACGGAGTCAGGATCCGTTGTCACCACTGTGGAAGGAAATGCGCAGAAGTATGTGCATCCTGCCTGTCTCTGGTTACATGGGGGAGGGGTGCGCACAGAGTTTGGAACGTTGTCATGGAATATAGTTCGGGAGGTGGAGAATTGTCAATTCCTGATATTTACTATCAGTGAAGCTCCAGTTCCTGAATCTAGGTTTGACATGGCGAGACCTGGGACCGACATTAGTGATGGAGATCTTCGTGGGATGAGGAATACTCAGTCCACGATTGGTTTTGATTTCCAGTTGGAGAAGATATCGAAGATTACGGTTACGTCTTTTGGATGGGTGGTTTATATGGGTGAGCAAAGTATTATGCTCCCGAGTGAACTCCTGTCTGAAGCTAAGACGTGGATCGTGTCGAAGGATCGTAATCACTCCAACTGGTTGTTGTTGGTCAACTTGTTGAAAGGAAAGGTGGGGAGATGTAATATACCTCATCAGATTCAATGGAAAGTGGTCTTGTTGTGTGCAGCGTTGGCGTTTACGTCGACTGTGTTGTTGGAAATACAAGTGCATGGGCATATGGCCCGGTTTCGAAGGTATTTTGACATGGCAAAGGAGTTTGTGTCGATTCGTGTGCGTACCTGCTGTGTTGTTCCTGTGTGTTCTTGGATTTGTTGTCCTAGGATGGGGGCCATTGATGTTGAGCCTCCGTCTAAATTTTCGACGGATCCAATGGTTGTGCAGCAGCAGCCCGGTGTGGGTAAATTGGTGTTGAGTGAGAAGATCTTCGAAGTGACTGAACGTCCTGGATATTCGCAGATAGTTACTGTGGATGGAATGATACCTGTACGACCGGCCAACGATGAAGCTACGGCAGCTCATGCGTTGTTGGTTCGGTTGTTGCAGGGGACGGAACATGCTGATTGGAGAGACGTGATGAAGACAAAGAAGAAATGGCAGGATTGGTTTTGGAGGAAGGAACAGTTGAAGGTACCAACGTTCGAGGAGTGGGTTACAACTTTCAATCGATGTAAAGATAAGGTGCGGGTGAATCAACTGAGGAAAGCTTATCAGCAAATGCGTGCTGACCCTTCTCAGATTAGGTTCACTCTTAAACCTTTTGTGAAAGATGAAGCGTATCCAGCGAAAGGATGTGCCCCAAAACCTAGAATGATTTGTGCGACAAATGACTGTTACTTGGTGGCCACTGCTCCTATGTGTTTTGCTCTTGGAAAGAAAGCTAAGAAGGAATTGAACCGTGATAGCATGGTTTATTATACCTCTGGGGCGAACGCTAAAGATTTGGGAGCTTGGTTTAATTGCGCCATGTTTGATTTTGATGATGGTGTGATCTTGGAGACCGATTTCAGCCAGTTTGAGTCTCGTATTACGGTTGAAGCCTTAGAGGTTGAGTGCCAGTTTTACGAGGAAGTGACGGATCTTGATACCAAATTGGTGGACTTGATTAGGATGCAGAAGAAACAGAAAGGTTCTACCATGGGTGGGACCGCGTGGGAGAGGGAAGGAGGTCGAGCCTCTGGGGTGCCAAACACTAGTGTAGGCAACTCGGTTTTGAATGCTTTGGCCCATCTTTCCTATTTCGCGGGTTTGATGGATCCTTTAGGAGAGATCAGAATGATGGTGTTGGGAGACGATAACTTGTGTTTTGTGTCGCGTGCAATGTGGAAAGCAATGGGAAGTAACACTGATGGGTTGGTAGCATGGATGCAGAAGTTGGGGATGAAACCTGAAACGAAAGTCTGGGAGACTAGTGAATCTGTGCAAGCTGAGTACTGCAGTGGGTGGTTTATGCCTGTGGAAGTTATGCCAGAACAAATGACTCATTGGAATCACACGTTTGTTTGGACTCCGAAGGTTGGGAAAGTGTTGTCAAAGACGTTTGCCCTTAAGCCGACGGAGAAGAATGGCCCAGGTGTGATCAAAGGAATAGCCATGGGAATGGTGGCAGGACCGGTGTGTCCATTTTTGGCGCGTGCATGTTTTGCAGTTCGTGATTCGATAAGGGAGGAGAGTGTGAGATGGGTCGCGTCGGAGTACCAGCCGAAGATAGAGAACTGGAAGAACAGATTTCGTATACCAGATAGTGCTGTCGCTGAACGGTATGGGATTACCGTTGCCGAAGGTGTTGAACTTGTTCGATACATGTCGGATAAGCTGGCCGGAAAATGGCCCGTCAATCTGTCGAGGACTGAATGCCCCGTGTTGGGAATCGTCCTTGACCGCGATGTGGGTTATGATGAAGACCTAGAAATCGTGCTCACAAATCCGGGACAAGTCAGGCCGAATGTGACAGCAGTTACCCGACAACTGGTCACGAAGTTGCCTCCTGAACATCGAAAGGAGGCAAATCGGAAGGGATTTACGAGGAGAATCCAGGGTCCTAAACGGGGTGGCTCCCGTTAGGTTCCCGGTCGGTGCCACCACATAGAGTTTACCGATTTATCGAGATTTTACGCGTTACAACGGAGGTTGCCCTGAGTATCGTGTTAATTGTGCTAATAGTTATTATAATTGTGTTTGAGTTTTACAGAATATGATTGACGTACCACATCTGATTCAGAGTGTGTTACAGGCAGAGTACGCTAAGAGACCAACGGAGAAATTGTTCGGTGCATTAGTAGGTGTGCAAAGATGGGTTCAAAGTCTACCGCAGCAAAGGCAAGACGTCGACGCAATAGAAGAAAAGCTCAGGTCGTTAGATCTGTCAGGACGACGGTGCTCACCGATGGAAGTCGGAGGGGCAATGGGCGAAGACGAGGTGGACGGGTTGCTCGCGTTCGTAGACGGTTTGGTAAAGGACAGAAAATGATGTTGGGTTCTACTCCCACGGGCGTTGAATTTCTTCAGTGTGCTATTGCACCTGTGGACTTTCCCGGAACGCGCCCAGGAGGTGTTCCCGATAAAATGAGTGCCCCGTCTTTTGTCATTAGACATAAGATGGTCATGACACTACCGGGGTCGGCGGCTGGAACATATATGTTGGTAGCCCCGACTCCAGGAGTGGCATGTTGGTTGAATCAGACTGGACCAACCGGAAGTTACACATCAGTTCCGTTTCCTGATTTTGTGAGTATATTTGGTAATACGGCTGCCGCGCCGTTTGGGACGATAAATGCAGAGAAGTTCAGGTACATATCGATTAACGTCGAGATGAAACCTGTGTCAGCTATCCTGAATAATGCAGGACTGATCTCAGCAGCTCGTATCCCCGGAGTTACCATCAATGATGATATCACCCCAACGAATGTGGTCACGAGGTACATGACTGGGTTGACTACGGTCAATTCGACGAATTTGTCGACGATGCCAGGGTACTTCATGGGCCATGTAAACCAAGGTGTGTATGGGTGGGCGATAAACGAAACAGGAACGTGGGAGGTTAGACCTCTATGGATAAACACGCAAGGACTGAATGGTGTTGATGCAGGACAAACAGGAGGCGGGTTCGAGATGTCTGGACCTGTCATGGGTTGGGGAGATTTGACGCCGTTAGGAATTTCGGTCGAGGCAACGAATGCTCAGACTTCATTCGCGTTGATAATTGAGGCATGTGTGGAGTATTTCCCACGTGCAGGAACGATGATTTCAGAAATGTCATCACCGTCTCCACCATTGGATGAGGAGGCATTGGAAGTGTACAGTTTTGCTGCACGGAAAATGCCTGCCTTTGTGCCGGCGGATAAGAATGCAGGGTTCTGGGATTTATTCCTGGGACTTGTTTCGTCGGCAGCTGGAACGATAGCTCCGTTCTTGGGTCCAGTGGGTATGGGAATCGCGACAGGAATTTCAGCGGTGGCTGGAGGAATAAGATCATTGATAGTGTAGTACTCTGACTGTAAGTGGAGGGTTCGGTAACTCTAGTTATACATGGCATAGGTCTGGTCCATGGGCTGGTTAACATCAACCAGTTGAACCTTTTGTGTGTGTGTGTGATCGCTAGGGTTTGAAGCCCTACTATCTGTCTGTGGTGATGGCCTTTTATCTTCACCATACCGTCAGATCGATTGCTAATTCTGTAGTAGTATTGTAATAACATGTTAGTTTTTACCTGAGGTTACCTTGCCTCAGACGGCCGCTAGGGTTAGAATCCCTACTATCTGTGTGTGTAAATCGGGCCTGATTATCCGTTTGCACACTGTCAGATCGGAGTGTGGTGTTGTGGTGGCACCGAGCGCGGCCTTGTGCCTAGTCACGCGCTATATAAATATAGACTAGCCTGGGGGGGTATACCTGGGATCGCAA